ATGATTGAAGAGACTGAGAAGTGGTGCCGAGATCGAGCAGTCTACAATGCAATTATGGATTCTATCCAGATTATTGATGGTAAGAGTCAAGACCAAACCGATGGTGCTATACCAGAGATACTATCCAAAGCATTGGGTGTATCATTTGACCAGGCCATTGGTCACGATTACATAGATAATTCTGACGATCGTTTCGAGTTCTATAATAGAACCGAAGAAAGAGTACCATTCGACTTGGACTATTTCAACAAGATTACAAAGGGTGGTTTACCTAATAAGACCTTGAATATCTGTCTAGCAGGTACAGGCGTAGGTAAATCCCTTTTCATGTGTCACTGTGCAGCATCTGTCCTACAACAAGGTAAGAATGTGTTGTATATCACCATGGAGATGGCTGAAGAAAAGATTGCTGAACGTATTGATGCTAATCTTATGGACTTACCAATACAACAGTTAGAAACACTACCTAAGAATGTCTTTGATACCAAGATACAAAAGATTGCACAGGCCTCTATCGGTAAACTAATCATTAAAGAATACCCCACTGGCTCTGCTCACACAGGACACTTTAGGGCATTACTTAATGAATTGAAGCTTAAAAAGAACTTTAAGCCTGATATGATTTATATTGACTACCTAAATATCTGTTCATCCAGTCGTATGAAGGGGATGGGTGGAAGTATAAATAGTTATACCTACATCAAAGCCATTGCTGAAGAAATGCGTGGTCTTGCTGTAGAGTTTAATGTTCCTATACTTTCGGCAACACAGACTACTAGGTCAGGATTTAGTAATACTGATGTCGGACTTGAGGACACATCGGAATCATTTGGATTGCCAGCAACGGCCGATCTTATGTTTGCTCTTATATCTACAGAGGAACTAGAAGAACTGGGCCAATTAATGGTGAAACAATTGAAGAACCGATATAACGATCCAACCACATACAAGAGATTTGTTATTGGTGTAGATCGTTCCCGCATGAAGTTATATGATGTTGAAGAATCTGCTCAAACCGATATTATGGGTGACAGCAGTTCTATCCCCGATAAACCAATTGCAACGTGGGGTGATAGGGAAAACAAAGACACGTTTGCAGACTTTAAAATATAGGAGATAATATGGATAAGATAACAGACTGGGTAAAAGATAGACTACCCGAAAGAACCACATGGGACGGAGCTACTTTAATCGCAGTATGCGGTGGAGTAATTCTATTTGGAGGAATCGCTAAACTACTTGCTTGGGCAGGACTAGCTTGGGGAATCTACACTTTGGTACGTAAAGAAGGCTAAAATCATAACATGATGAATGTGAAACTTATATCATATAGTCAACCACCTGCAGGCAGTGAGTTATCAGACGACCTCTTGCAGATGGTTGCATATTGCGCTAGGGTATCAAACCCAGGCAACCAAATCAACGAAGCTACTTCCGAGAAGCTAGTTAAGTATCTAATTAAACATCAACATTGGTCTCCATTAGAGATGGTCAGTGCATGTTTAGAAATAGATACAACAAGAGATATCGGTCGTCAGTTACTAAGACACCGTTCGTTCTCTTTCCAAGAATTCAGTCAGAGATATGCCGATCCAACTAAGGATATGTCATTCATCCGAAGAGGGGCTAGATTACAGGATCCTAAGAATAGACAGAACAGTATTGATGCTGCACCACAGGTAGTACAAGACTTATGGGATATTAAACAGCAAGAAGTAATCAATAAAGCTCGAGAAGTCTATGAATGGGCCATTAAAGAAGGCATTGCTAAAGAACAAGCCAGGTCTGTATTACCCGAGGGTAACACTATGTCTCGGTTGTATGTTAATGGTACTCTTCGTTCGTGGATTCATTATATCCAACTCCGTGCCGAGAATGGAACACAACAAGAACATATGGACATTGCAAAGACAGTGGGGAAAGTTATCTACGAGATATTCCCACTTGATGACATTATCTAAAATAAGTGTTGACACAGGGATGTGTCTGTAGTATAATATACATATATTAGAAGAAATGCAGTGCTTATAGCTCAATCGGATAGAGCAACAGTTTTCTAAACTGTAGGTTCCAGGTTCGAATCCCGGTAGGCACACCAATATTTACATCAGCATTGGAGAAAATGATGCGATACATGGACTATAAATTCTCAATCACGAGAGAAGGTCTCAAATTAGATGATAAAGCCGATCCAGACTTTACCCATCAAATACAACTAAGCAATACCCCATTAGAAGTGGGTGACACATTTACGCTAGAACTCGATGAAGACAACTGTATGTTTTTTAAGAAGAACGGCCCAATCCAGACGGAGTTAAATTTTAATGAAAAAAGATAGATTCGATTTAGAAGCTGCCATTATGGAAGCGTGGTCAACATCAGAAGATATTGATTTAATTTATCATAACACAGATAACTTGGATTTAACACCTAAAGATTGTGATGCGATTCAGAACCAATTATTAGGTTTAAAGTATATCTCTGATCTTAGGTTCCAAAAGTTGTGGGATACATTTGAATCACTTGTTAGTGATGGATGCACATGTATTCACTGTGACTGCTCTCGTGATTGATTCTATACCACCTGTACAATCCACGTGGGCTAAAGAATATGAGACACAGTATCAGGAAGCGGTTATAAAAGCAGTAATTCGTATAAATGATACTCAGCAGCAGGAAATTTTATATACATATAATAAGAAGGGACAATTAATTAATTCAGTTGTCCATAAACACGAGATTGGTATAGCATAAGAGGCAAGGGCCATGGCATACTCCGATAAAGTTTTAGATCATTATGAAAATCCACGCAATGTTGGTACTATGGATGATACTAATACTAATGTTGGAACTGGCATGGTCGGTGCACCTGCTTGTGGTGATGTAATGCGACTACAGATATTAGTTGATGATAGTGGAATCATAACCGATGCTAAGTTTAAAACATATGGGTGTGGTTCTGCTATTGCCTCTAGTAGTTTACTTACGGAATGGGTTAAGGGAAGAACCCTAGAATCGGCATATACAATTAGAAATACTCATATCGCCGAAGAACTAGCTCTACCACCTGTGAAGATTCACTGTTCGGTTCTGGCCGAAGATGCTATTAAAACTGCAATAGATAACTATAGAGGGAAACAATGATCACGTTAACAGATTCAGCAATACATCAAGTTGCCAAACATCTATCAAAGAGGGAGGATACTCTGGGTGTGCGATTGGGTGTGAAAAGCTCAGGGTGTAATGGGTTCTCTTATGTGTTAGAGTTTGTTGACAAGCCAACAGCAGATGATACTATAGTCCAAGCTGGTGATGTAACCATAGTACTTGATTCTAAGAGTGCTATAGTATTAGATGGCACAGAGCTAGACTATACCCGACAAGGGTTGAATGAGGGGTTTGAGTTTAAGAACCCCAACGTCAAAGCAGAATGTGGTTGTGGAGAGAGTTTCACAGTATAAAGCTCAGTTATAGTCATTATGATGAAAATAAATGAAGAAAAGTGTTGACAAATGTGTTTAGCCGTAGTATAATATACATATATTAACCGATAAGAGAAAAGACTATGAAAGACCTATATGAGAAGACTAACCAATTACTTCAAACTATGCAGAACCAACTACATGATCAGTTTGAACATGCTCGTAGTGATCTTTATACCTTTGAAGAAGGTCGGAATTACTTAAAGTTAGTTCGGTCTGATGAGAATGGTCGTTCATCTGTAGTGGGTTTCATCGTTAAGAAGTCTCCTAAGTACATTGATAACAAGACCAACAAACCTTTTCAAGTTGGTGATATGTTGATGGCCGCAGGCTGGAGTAAACCTGCTACTAACTTTGCTCGAGGAAATGTCTTCGGTGAAGTTAAGAACGTCAGATGGACTGGGGTATAACCAGTCAGAATTCTGCCCAGACTCCTTCGGGAGTTTAAGTGGCAGTCGTCGCCTACCGGACGAACTAAAGCGGTAGGGGTTGGTGACCGAACACCTACACGGAAATGAAGAAGTCCGTGGATAAGAGGGAAGAGTCCGGGGTCAGGGTGGTAACCTGAACCCCTCCAAATAACCTTAATGAAAAGGCCCCGGACTCAACTTATTATGGACACAATATGAATAGTTACATTGGATCACTTAGATATGACCACACAGGCCGTAAGAGAAAGTCCCCTGGCCTTAAGACCAAGCGCAGACTAAAACCAGAATTCCAGCCTCTAGTAGTAGAAAAGACTCTTGCTGAAAAACAGATGGATTCATTCAATGCTAAGTACCCATCATTTAGTGGTAGTACTAAGTACCAACCCATCGAAGACCAATCCTGGAAACAAGAAGCTTCTAAGAACTTTACTGTTGCCCCTGCGTATAACAAAGGTGCATATCAAGTAATACCCTCAACTGATGTTAAACACATTGGTAAATAAGTGTTGACAAACCTGCAATACCGTAGTATAATATACACTTAATAACGGAGATAATTTATGAATGCATTCAGAGTTACTGCAACAGACCGAACCGAAATCGTAGCAGACTATATTTTTAGTGAAATGGCAGCTGCCATGCAGTTTGTTAGAAGTATGGTGAATAAGGTAGACGAAGTTAAGGTTGAAAGGATCACAGTATGATTGAAGGTATATTTTTATTCTGTGTTATGGGTGTGGGATATTCCTCTTATAAGATAGGTGTTAGAGAAGGAGCTGAAAAGATGCTTGAACACTTACAAGAAGGTCGCATCATTGATATAGACGATGAGGGCAGAATAACTCCCCGATTCCCATAAGCCCAGATTTTTTTTATTATAAATACTTATACCTATACATTTGGAGGGTAAGATGAAAAGTTTTGGCCAACACTATAAGCAAACACTAGAAGAAGATTTAAACAATCTTAAATTTTCTGGTAATGAAAAGAAGTTTGCTTTAGACCTATTATCAGATATTGATGGGCAAATAGGATCAATTAATTCCACTATCGAGTATGATACCAGACCTAAGAAACAAACCGGCTCAAGACTAGCAATATCACAGCTAATTGATGATAAAGACCGAGAGAAGTTTACCTCATTAGCCAATAAAATCATTGACGACCATCCCAAACTATCCAGAGGGCCTGTCCCAGGCGCCAGAAAAGAAAAAGACTACGCCATTAAATATGATGAGCTAGGCAAATATATCTATGTCAATGTAAGACCATCAGGCAAACAAAGTTCATTT